CAGCTAAAAACATGATGTGGGTCCAAATGCATACTTCTTGACTTTTTTACTGACGCAGAGTCTCTGGAGGCCTCCATCAGTCCGCATCCCGAAAGTAAAAGGCATGTAAACAAAATTGTCGCAAGTTTCATCCATAAGGATTACACCTTATTTAAGTAACTTTAATAAATTGTTAGAATAATTGGTTCCGTGAACCGTTTCTAGGGAAGGCATTTTGTGTAGACTGCTGTAAGATATATTAAGATCTACATCTATTTCCATTAGTAATTTTATAAGGTCTTCTTTTGGTTTTTTTGAGCTACCACTAATCTCTTGAGTCTTTAAGGTAAGTTTTTTGATGTTATCCCCAAAGTATGAATCGCAGTCATTTTTATAGGATAAAATTTTATAATAAACATCTAAGTTACTTTCTTTATATAGATTCATTAAAGAATTATCTTCGGCAAGTAAGTTGGCATCATCAAGGCAAGAGAAAGTTACCAAGTTACTTGTCCCGCAAAAATCAAAATCAAAAACCCCTACCTTATCAAAAAAGTCTCGATTCACCATACATGGAGACCTATCTTTAAGGTTTTGGTTTACGCGTACTAATTTATAGCTTTCTAGTAAATTAGAGCATTTACTCAGCCAATCATTTTCTAAAACCAAAATTTTCTCATCGAACCAAACTATTTTTTTGTAATGCCTTGGAAGCTTTGAGGAAAGAAAGTTTAAAGAGTTCCCTTCTGTCAATAGTGGAAATAGAATTCTCTCTAAATAATAGTAGTCTTTATTAAAAAAATCTTTTAACTCAGGACCTCCTCCTTCAGGTAATACTTCAACAACGAAAAGGGGGATTCCTTGAGACTCTAACTTTTCTTTAAATTTTATAAAAGACTTAACTTTGTTTGGGTCGTTTTCAAAATTAAAGAAATGAGTAATTGCCGCTACTTCATTCATTTGTAATATAATTCAAGTAGGCTGGCATTAACACCTGATCAACAAGCAGAACAGAATATTCGTTATCACTAGGAAAGTGAACTCCTTCTTTAACTCTGGATTTTCCTACTAGCCTAGCCAATCTTATGAACTCTTTTTCGCACTCAGGCTTAAAGTAACTACAGATACGAGCGGCAAGAAAGGCGGAGATGGTGTGGCCGCTTGGGTAAGAAGGCGTATTCGCTGTACCTTTTTTTTGCATTTTTTTGTTGTAATAAATATCGATGCCGTGATGCTCAGAAATTTGATAAGGTCTGGCTCTTTTATAAAGCATTTTTATTTTCATAACAAAAATATTTACATCTTCCATTACGCCTTCTATTTCGTAAGCTTTACTTAAATCTTGACCGTATACCCTGTCGTGAAAATCTGTTATTACTCCATTAGGTTTATCGTCGCATTTTTTTAAGACAGCTTTAGAGGGCTTCCATTGTTCTTGGAAGGATTTTATGTAAGAAAGCTCTTCCTTGGTAGATATGCTAGAGTTTTTTGGAGGATTGATTATCGGGACTTTATTAAAATCTATTTTTAAAAGTTTAAAATCATGATTAGCGTATTGCGATAACTCCTCTCTAGTTTCTTCATAGAAAGTTTTATCTACATCAAGGGCTTTAATCTTGGATGTAAAATCTATTTCCATTTTTAAATACCCTTATTTATAAGTAGGATTATCTAGTCCACCAATCGCACTAAATATCATAAGATTGGGCTTATCTCCACTATAGATTCCCCTGTGAACCATACTACCCTGCCTCAACGTTCTGTTGAGTTGATCGAGAGCTTGATCGATATGATTTTGAGGAAGTTTGTCTAAGATTTCTTTACCCGCTATAACTATTACTCCAGCTACATTTCCCGTAGAAATATTGGTATTCCCAGATAGTAAACTATTCTTTAAATTATCTCTAACAGTTCTAGAGAGAGCTACGGGGTCTTCCCAGTTCTTAACGGGTGACGCGCCAAAAGCCACAGTTCCAGAATCTAGAATAGTCTTGTAATCATTTTTATCAAATGAAGAATAAGAGCTATCCTTATTGGAAGTCAAATTATATAAATTAAAAAGACCCGCAATGTTTGAGTTAGCCGTGGTCCAAAATTTAGCCACAGGAAGATTAGGGTATAATTGACTTATTTTTTCGTTATCCAGAATTATTAAAGGAGATACTAAACCTTTAGCTTTTAGGTTATTTACCTCTGCTAAGGCTTTCATCGCATTTTGATGAACTTTTTGCCCTTCGGATTTTCTTGGTAAAGTGAGAATTACTCCTACTTTTTGGGAGGCGGTATTTAAGCTAACCTGAAGGTCGTGAGAAGTTTCAATTAACGGCCCAACGCTTCCTGACCCAGAGCCTCCTCCTGCCCCAGCGCAAACAAAGATTCTGTCAAATTTTTCTCCGAAAGAATAGCGCATAAAATCAAGAACATCTTCTTTCTTTTCTAAAAATTTTTCTCTAGCTAATTCAGGTTGTTTCCCAGCGCCACCATCACCAATGCAAAGCTTATTGTCTAAAGATACTGTATTCAGGTCTTGCTCTGCTGTGTTTATTACAGCTACACGGTTGTATCCTAACTTTTTAAAAGTCTCAACTATTCTGGAGCCGCCTTGTCCTGCCCCCACAAACGCAAAATCAAAAGAAACATTTATATCATCTTCAATAACGTTTTGATATACTTCTTGATTAACTTCTGGCTCTGGCATAACCATGCCGTCAGAAAAAGATATATCTACTTCTTCGTTGTACATATTTTTAATTTGCTCGTCTTGATTTAAGTTTTCTTCGCTCATGTTATTTTATTCCTCTTCTTTAATTACACTATGTAAGAGAATACTCGCCATAAATGTATCAACTTGATGTTTTAAAGCTATATCTTCTACCTGTTTAAGTTGATCTTCGTTATGGTCAGTGGGAGTGGCGCAATATTTTGCCACGGATTTTTTCCAATTTTCCGGAGACTCATTGCATACAATGATACTACCGATGGTTTTTGCTATTTCTTTTTGCTGCTTAGTTAATCTTTTCTTTTTGTGTATTTTTCTGAGCTCTTTCTCTACGTCTTTTTCTAGATCTTGAGATTTAACTATATTTTTAACTACTTCTGTATAACTAAAATTCTGAACTGAAGAGCTACTTTCTTTAGGGACACCATCTGTTCCTTCAGGTCTCCCGTTGTTGGGTGACGTAGTTTGACTCTTTTGCGCTTCTTTGTTTTGTTCTACTTTCGGCTCCGGAGCCTCCCAAGATTCCATAGCTGGATTTTCTGTTGGGGAACCTCCTACTAATGGGAAGTAAAGCCCCTCATCCCTTTCGTTAATATATTTTTTCTGAGACTCCATAGAGTCTTCTTTGTTGGGTAGCCTGTTACTATTAAGAGCTTGAAATAGTTCTTCTGGCGTTAACAAACCGAGTTCAGCCATGCGAGTATATACTCTATATTTTTGAGTATTATCTCTTAATAGAATTTCTTCGAATTTCGGCGTTGGGTGATTTTTAAACCCAAGTTCTTTTGAGATTCTTTTTATTTCGGGTAAAAGAAAATCGTTAAGAAAAGCCTTTCTAGCTTGGCGAAGTCTCGCTATAAATACCTCAACCTTAGAAGACATGTTGGCAAACTTTTCTCCCCCAGTACCCACTCCGGTAAGCATGTTATTAAGTCCAGCGTTAATGTCAGCGTTAACGACTTGGTATTTTTTAGGGTCAAGTATATCAGATACTTGTGGAATAACGAATTGCGCTTTCGTTGTGTAATCCGCTATCAATACTCTACCAATAGATTCGTTCTCAAAGAGAGCTTGCATCTTCATTAGGTTTTCAGAATTGATGCCTCCTTTATCGGGTTCCGTCCCCATAGTAACTAAAAGAATGGCTTGCTGAACGGTTCTCGTTACTGCCATGTCCATTCTCTTGAGCTCAGCCTTGTGATTTAGGTCTTCTAAAACAGGATACCCCATTGGTACAGCATAGGGTTCGTAATCTTGCTTTTTATAAAAGATAGCGCAAAATCTTTCTCCATCTAATTCAACTGTTATAGCTGTAGATAAGGGGGCGCTTTTTATAGCCTTTTTTGTTTCGCTAGGAAGGGCTTCATATATTTCCCTGTCTTCTTCAGTCTTAGGATTTCTTACCTTTTCTAGCTCGTAGTCCGTAAGAACTTTATGATATTTTTTAGTATCAGTGAAATTTAAGGAACCACCTATGGATATATCTGCTGGATTTAAAATTACATACCTATAAGGAATAGAAACCTTAGAAGATTTCGCTCCGTATGTTTGGGTAATTTTCTTAACGTCAGAAGGCCTGAGTTTTGCATCAAACCTATAAAGGAAAACGTTTCCTGATCTATAGTATTCTCTGAAAAATCTATCTTGTAAATCCCAGACATTTACTTTGTTAAATAAAGATTCGAAAAAGTTCCTAGACTTTTTACTTCCACCTTCAAAAAACAGTTCGCTAGTGGAAAACTCTGTCATTAGGTCTATGGTGTTCCTAAATACCGAAAAATTATAGTAAGCCTTTTGGCAGAGGATAACCGCGTCTCTAATAGAGATTCCGCTTTGTCCTCCGCCGCTATAGGTTTTAAAAGGAATCAGCCCGTCTTCTATGTTAGTAAATTTATTAGTTCTTTCTATCGATCCAGACCTATTTCTCCTATAGCTTGTACTACGGCCATCTGAATGAGCTACGGTTTCGTAAGTTGAAGCAGAAGAGGTCATAAGCGGTTCCGCAGAAGTGGGGGTTGTCGTCCGCTTTTTTCTGGTGGCTCTCTTGGCTTTTTTAGGAGCCCCTTTGTTGTTTCCTTTACTTTCGTTCATTTTGATTAATTTTAGATTATTTTTTTCTTTAAAACTTATTTCACCTTTAATTACACCATTCTAGGCACAAAAGTCGCACTTCCTTCGTTTAATTTATAATTTTGCATGTCAAAATAACACTTAACCCCCCAGTTAGCAAGCAGTAAGCCCGTATAATTATCTTTTCTAGCTCTATTTGCGCTAGTATTTCTCTTTAAATGCTGCGGTAAATCAAAGGTTTGAGTGCCTCTGGCTGTAGTTTTTACCTCTACTAAGGCGCATTGCTTTTTTACCTGATAAATTAAATTATCTTGAGATTCTATAAATTCACCAAGATTTTCTTCCCCTGCTTGAGCTAAATTAATTTTATACATAGTTTGCTTGTTGAACTCTGAGCCATTAGCAGTAGTCTTGGAAGCGAACCAAACTTTTTTATAATCAATATTTGCCTGTAAAAGTTCGTTAGCTTTTCTAATCCAATTACTTGAAAAAACCTGATTTATAACAATTTGATTATTTTCTTTATTGTAGCTTCTTTTTAAATCTCTGATTTCTTTTGTATAGTCAGTTCCCTCTTTCTCAGAATTAAATTCTATAGTTTTTAAGTTAACTCTATTATCTAAAAATAGCTTAGAGTTGTTGGCGGCTTCAATAAACATATCCGCACCCGCATTATCAATACATATTAAATCTGGAGTAAAATTTTCTAGCACGTAATAAAGATATTTAACATGATTATTTAAGTTCCCCAAGCCCGAGTAATTATGAACTAAAGTTGCCGTTTCCTTTTCTTCATCAAGCTCCATTATGGCCATAGCAAAATAATCCGCGCTCGGACTATCACTCATGTTTGGGTCAATACCTATTACATATTTTTTATCTGAACACCCTTTAATTAAAGTTGTCGGCTCTTCTCCATCGGGGACTGTACAATTATGCATTTTGACCGCACTAAAATAACTGTCGCTTCCATCAGTAAACATAGCGCAATATTCGCGCTGAAAAGAAGCGTTAGAGGAGCCGCCGTCTTGAGCAGCTTCAATTACTGTCTGGTCTATCATATGGTCAGGTAACGCTTCATACCCCATTTGAGATATAAAATAAGATGATTCCCCTACTTCTTTTTCGTAGATTTTGTTAACCCAATCTTTGTAAGTTTTATATAAATTTTCAAACGTGTAGCTAGCGGAAGACAAAGCTATCATCTTGGAATCATTTTCAAACACCATTCTCTCTTCTTCTTTTAAGTGGCCGGATTCAATTAGTTTGTCTTCCATTTCTCTTATTTCTATGCGCTCTTTCATATTTTGAGGCGCAACCAAGAAGGGCATAAGAACAGTATTAATTAAATCTTCGGGAAGCAAAAGATACTCGTCGAGAAGGAGTACGTTAGCACGAAAACCACGAATTTTTTCTCCGTTAAGCGGGATAGCTGTTATTGTGCCTCCGTTGATAGACCATTCGAATTGATCGTTACGTTTTGCTTTTGCCCCAAAGCATTGAGCAAGTAATTCTGCACCCTTGGATTCAACCAGTTTTTCTAAGTTATTAAATATAAATCTAGCAGTACGAAACGTCGGTCCCGCAACTAGGATTTTTGTCCCCGGATTAAAAATGCATTGCAAAAAACAAAACACAGAAGCAATAAAAGTTTTTCCGCAACCACGACCCCATACGCACATACTAAAGTTTCTGTTCATCATGCCCCTTAAGGTCACTTCTTGAAATGGTGCTAATTTTATTCCCGAAATCAACTCCGTAGTGAAGCCTATATTGTTGTGTAAAAATTTTGCCAAACTTATTTTAGCATCTCTATCAGATAAGAAGCCCTCAATTTCCATCATTTGCTTATTGATGTTTTCAGGTTCTCTTTCGTATTTTTCAGGACAATACCACATTATAAAACTTTCAAATCGTAGGCATATTGTAAGTCAATTTTCTTATAAGCGCACCCACTAAAAAAAATTTTCTGCATAACTCTTTCTGACTCTTTTCTTCCGTTTACAAATAGAAATTGTATGTGAGGATATTTTTGTATAAGCTGCCTTGTGTTGTGAAAAATATATTCAGGTGTAGCTTTTATTTTTTTAGATATATGAGGTAAATATTTAAAACTTATAGCATGATGAAGAGTGTCTTCGACTAGTACAATTAAGTTAATTTTTAATTCTTGAGCTTTTATAATTTCTCTTTCAAATCTATCAAGATTTTTAACACTTAAAGTAGAAATAAAATCAGCTAAAGATTTTCTTTCTATATAACAATTACATGTTAGTTTAGGTTCGCTAAAAGTATAATCTCCCACGGGAAGGGTTTTTAGTTCGGTTGCGTAATCTTTAAATTTTAAAGGAAGTTGCTCCCTTGTATCTACATAAATAGAATATTGAGGCTTTTCGTATTCCTTGCCCTCTATCATTTCTACAGGTAATTGGTACTTGTCTTCGAACCCTAGGTCTTTGCAAAAGCTATAATAATCTTCAAATATTTCATTCATATATTGAATTGGAGGAGAAAGTATTGTCCTTAGCTCTACTTGGGTGGGTGCGTAAGTTAATTTTTTTTCTTCTTTTCTTTTTATCAGCAACTCTCTACAGAAATTCATCGCTTCTTCTTTAGAAATCGATTTAAGCCAAAGTCGTAAATTAGTTCTAGTATTAAAGTCGGTAGAGAAATATTGCTCTAAATTTTTAAATTTGATTATCTTTTTGTCATAAAGATCGTGACGAGGAAAATGCTTTTGATAGTATTCAACCATCCTCATATCGTGAGCTTTTATATGAGCGTGAAGCTGTCTATGATTTTCGAATTCTTTGCCGCAAACTTTGCAAATTGGTGGTGGAACTTTCTCACTACTCATCTAAAACTTCCCCCTCGCTTATGCCCATAATTCTACATTTAACTTCATCCATTCCTGTTAGGTTCTGAATTTCATCAGCTACGGCTTTCTTTCTCAAATCAGCAAGAGCTATCAGTTTCCTTCTGCTTTCTTCCTCTTTCCACATCTGAACTAGATTTAATACGCTAGCATTTGCTTGAATTTTATTTTTTAAAAGATCACTTCTTTTTTGTTTTAGATCTCCAAGTAGTTTGTGTTGCCTGTTTATACACTGGTTGTATTCTGTCTGGGCTGAACTAATAGCCTCAACTAAAGACATTGCCATCCTTCTTCCTTCTGTGTCTTCAGCAGAAGCGTCTAGAAGCTCTTGAAGCCTACGAGTTCTCGCTTGAATTCCTGCTGCTATGATAATTTCCGTACAGAGAACAATATATTGATCTACTTCTTCCTGAGATAAGTCTGGCTTATCATGAGTGTATCTCACGAAACTGCTTTCAAATAGTTCTCTATCAATTTGGGAAGTATAAGTATTTATTTGATGGCAAAACCTATGAGTACCTAAATACGAAATAACTGAGTCAATATTTTTTTTAACTGAACTTGTAATTTTATTTTTATCTATCGCGTCGGCAACGTATTTGTTTACCCTGCTTACCGCTAAGTGAAATGTAGTGGGGGGTTTATATTCTTCGGAGCTAGGTACATCATTAGGATCTTCAAAGGGAATTATGTTTGAAGATCTGATATAATCATTTACCGCCCTAGTTTCTTGATTTAAGTTTGTTAAATTTGGGTTATCAAAAATCACTTTTGCTATCTCTAGGGGTTTCATTAAAGAAGCGTTATTGTCTATGAATTGAGTATGCTCCTTTGTAAGCTCTACTTTTTCTTTCGCTTGATATTCGTGAGCTCCTCTCGCTTTTATTTTTCTAGTAGCTAAAAAGCTTTTAATCTCGCGCCCTTCTTTACTCCTGCCGTCTAGCTCCGGATTGTTTGGGTAAGCTACTCTTATTAGCTCCAACAACGAAGGAGGATTATCTTCTCGGGAGTTCCATTCGTTTAAAATGCTATCTATCTGCTCTTGGGTTAAAGAAAACTTTTTCATAAATTAAATAAAATCTATCTCGCCTTTTTCTAAGATCTTTTTTACTTTTTCTATAATTTTTTTTCTAATATTTTTAATTTGCTTGTAGCCCGGTTTACGATTTTTTTCGCTAGACCTAAAACCTAATAAAATAGAAACTTCCTCTTCTTCTTTATTTTGTATAAACAAAGCTTCATAAACTATCCATTCGTTAGCCTTTAACACCGTCTTCATTTTATTGTGTAAAATTTTAGCTTTATCTTCTACATCTAAGCTTTGAGTAAAATCAACGCTGTCAACTTCGTGAGTATGATCGTCTAGGGCTAATGGTATTTTTACGTCATGAGCTTTCTTTTTTGTTTTTTCCCACTTAGCATATAAAGGACAATCAGCGCATTGTTTTTCGTATATTTTACATAAATTGTTTGGTTCCGAGGCTTCGCACTTCAAGCAAGGCCTACTAAAGTTCCCGTAATTATTTCTTATAAGATTTTTTATTTGATTCGATATTATCCTGTTTACCCAAGGGCCTAGGGGTTTTTGCGGGTCATACAGGTTCCATTTCTCGTATATGTGAATCCTTATTATTTGGGATACATCATCATAATCCATCCAATGTAAAGAGGTTAAGTTCCACTTATTTTTTCTCTTTAAAATCTCCGTATTTATAAAACCAATAGATTCCTCGAAAGTTGGCTTCTTAGTTGTGGGTTTCTTTCCATTTTTAGGCATTTCCCTCCGGTTTGTTGTTCCTTAAGGTTCCTGCCTCTTTTTGAAAATCTTCTTTTCCGTAATCGGCGGGTTTCACATTAGGAATGCTATCGTCTGTTTGTGCCCCCGTTCCCATAACATTTTCTATTTTTTGCCCCTTTACTTGTAAAAGTGATTCATCAAAATCAAAATCAAGAGCATTTATATTTAAATTAGAAATATCGTCAATCTCTTCGTCGTCATGATCTTCGATTACCTTTTCTTGAGGGGTTGACTGAGAAGAGGGGGAGCCCAAAGAGATTCCGCAATTAGGGCAAAACTTAGGTTTGCTGCTAGCTGAGAACTCCATTCTTGCACCACAATCAAAACAATATTTCTTCATATATAAATTATATGCTTTTTTCAGGTTTTTTAAAATTAAAACTTTTTATTTTGTGGTGTAATTAAAAGTGATGGCGAAAATGAACAAAATCTTAAAAAAGATAATGGATATATCTTACCCTTTTTGTAGACACGGAAGCACGGATAAAGAGCTTATTGATTTTTTTAGGAAAATAAATAATGCTGCCCACGAAGCTCAATTAATCGTTCGTAGAAAGAATATTAACGATCATAAATCAAATAATCTAAAAGACTCGGGTAATTAACCGCCTCTATTACTTCGAACATTATTTCGGAAAAATTTTCCCCCACAAACCCTTCGGCTTCAGCCCAGTGCCATTTCTTTAAGTTTATCTTAAAGTGAGCTATCATTTCCCCGTACACTTCATGTTCTCCCAGCATTAATAAAGCCGCCCTACTATCACAGGCAACGATAATTATATGAGGAACCAAGGTTTTCTTGACGGCAAACCCTTTACCTTTAGCTTTTGCTAATTTTCTTATTTTGTCGGCTGCGCTTTTTAAGTCTTGGTTCATGCATCAATACGAAAACATATTTTTTTATTTGCTTTTCTTTTTAGGTTTTTCAGCAAGCTTTTTGACTATAAACTTAACTAAATCAGATCTCATCACGTCTTCTTCGGTAAAGTTAAAAGTATAAATCCCCATAGCCATGCTTTCTTCATCTGAAAAAATTTTATTTAAATTTTGAAAACCTCCTTGAGTTGATTCGCTTTTTAAATCAGTTTGCATCGGGTCAGCTAAGACAAAGCATCTGGTTCCCTCTCCCATTCTGGTTAAAACGGTAACTATTTCCTTGATGGAGCTGTTTTGCGCTTCGTCTAAAATTATGCATTTATGCTTCCAATTCATACCTCTGGCAAAATTAACAGGAAACATTGATATCCTGTTTTGTTCTTCTAGTTTTTGCGCTTTGGTTTCTAAAAGCAGTTCATCTAATTTGTCTAAAAAGGGAAGGTTATAAAACCTAAGCTTTTCTTCGGCTGATCCCGGTAAGTAACCAAGGCTTTTATCTGAGCTTTCAACCGCTGAACGTAAATACATTATATCATCTATATTTCTCATGTTTAACAGTTGGAGCGCGCAGTATACCGAAAGTAAAGTTTTAGATGTTCCCGCAGGACCGTTTACAAAAACCACTTTAGTCGAGTAATCTAAAGCTACTTTAAAAAACTCTTTTTGCTTTTCCGTCCAAGGAAATTGATTAAGCTTGATTTGCCTTTTTAAGGGGTTAGGAGTGCCTACTTTATGGCAAGAGCCTGTTAACTCGCCGGAAAGCTTTCTAGCCCCCCGGATCTTCACTTTGCCTTCGGCGGCAGAAGAATCACCGTCGTCTTGTTTTTTTTGCATAGCTAAAGATGATTACACAATCTTTAGCATTATTTCTTAAGAAAATCTAAGTCTGCCTCATTCATTAAGTAGTCTATGATTGAATAAGAATTCTCGTATGAACTAAAATAACTTACCTTAATATTATTGTTAATGAATTTTTTTTCGTTAAATTCACCCTTTTGCCTAGAAAAAACGTAATATGTCGAAGCGTGCTCTCTTTTGCAAATTTCGTAAATTTTATCGTGATAAGACCTTTTGACGCTGGAGTGGCTTACGGAAGAAAATGTAAATTTAGTATTTCTATTTAAAAAATTAGAAACTCTATACACGCTATAAGCAGCCGTATGGCAAATGCTGTCGGTAGGAATGTTAATAATTTCCTCTATTAAGGGGAAAATCTTTCTGTAATTTGGGGAACGCTTATACTGTAAAGTAATAAATTTTAAAAATTTCCTTTTCCATTTATCGTCTTTAGTAGGAACAGCCTTAGCTAAAATCCTGTCACCATCTTTATATTCTAAGGGCACTCTAAAATAATACTTTGAAGAGTTTAGCTTAAGTAAGGTTTTGTTCATCCAGTTTTTTGAAGTATAATTTACGTCATCCAAAAAGATAAATTTATCTACTCTTTCAGCTAAATCATAATAAGCCTTGTAGGGGAAAAGATTCGGTTGTACGATGGCAATTTTCATACCTAACGACAAAACTGAGGGAGGTAACCTTTAATAATCAAAATATTTCTCATAATATTTTATAGTTTTTATTAGGCCGTCTTTTAAATTGGTTTTTGGCTTCCATTTAAGCTCTTTTGATATTTTACTACTATTTATAGCGTATCTAAAATCATGCCCCAAACGATCCTTAACAAATGATATAAAGTCATTAGGGTCCTTTTTTAATATTTTACAAATTTCGCCAATTATTTCCAAATTTGTTTTTTCGCAGTTTGAGCCAACTAGGTAAGTTTCCCCTTTTTTACCCTTAGTTAAGATTTTCCATAAAGCAGAACAATGGTCTTGAACATATATCCAATCTCTTATGTTATCGCCTTTTCCATAAACAGGTATTTTGGCCTCGTTCAATATTGAGTCGATAACGGTGGGTATAAATTTTTCTCTATGTTGATTTGGCCCGTAGTTATTCGAACAATTCGAAATGGTTGCGTTTACTCCGTGAGTACTAGCGTAGGCTTTTACCAGAAAATCTGAAGAAGCTTTTGAGGCGGAGTATGGGTTTCTTGGGTCATAAGACGTACTCTCAGAAAACTTTTTATCCCCTTTTTCAAGGTGACCATAAACTTCGTCCGTTGAAACATGATGAAATCGCTTTATTTTAAACTTTAAGGCGGCTTTAAGTAGGTTATGGGTTCCCATCACGTTTGCGTTTAAAAACGCGTCAGGATTAGAAATAGAGTTATCTACGTGTGTCTCTGCTGCTAGATGAACTACGTGCGTTATGTCATGCTTATAAAAAACATCATAAACAAATCGGTAATTACATATATCATACTTTTGCAGAATATATTTTGGGTTATTAGAAAATTTTGCTGTATTTGCTTTTGACCCAGCATAAGTTATACAGTCTAGGTTGACCAACTTGTAAACTTGTTTTTTGTTTATAACATGCTCTATAAAGTTAGAGCCGATAAACCCGCATCCTCCTGTTACTAGTAAGTTCATGTATTCTTTGGTGTTAAAGCCCAATCGGTGTGATTGCTTATTGCTAATAATTTAAGTCCGTGCATCGGCTTAAACTCTTCTACCGCTTTGATTACTCCGGGGTAGTTATCGTGATAATCGTGGCCGCACATTAATCCCCCTTTTTTTAATTTTGGCCAATACATATTAAGATCAGACTTCACGCACCCATATAAATGACACCCATCAATATAAATAAAGTCAAAATAATTATCTGGAAACTCTTCTACTACATCGTAAGAATATCCAACCTGTATAGAAACTTGGCCTTTTATTATTTCGTTATGAAACTTTTCTTTTACTTCTTGAGAGTTTTCTTCGTTAGAGTAGGCCGTGAGTTTTTCTCCATTAGTAGATTTATAAGTAGCCGTTTCTCCATTCTTGTCATAACCTAATTCCCAAGGATCAATTAAGTATAATTTTTTAGGATTAATTTGTTTAAGGATTTTGTCAGAGAATTCCCCTTTAAAAACCCCAATTTCTGCCGCCACACTACCCTTGGGTATATATTCAGAGATGTATTCTAAAAAATTTATTCTGTCGTTTGTAAATCTCATTTTAGATTTTTTTTAAAACTGTAAGGCCGTTATTATTTTTAAAAACTTCATGTTTTTTCCAGTGAGTATTTTTTTCTAAAAATTCATTAATTGCGGGAAGTAATCCCTGCGGAAAGCCTGATCTAGAGCCTCCTTCGTCTTTTGTTCCATAAGTTGCGGTATCGTGAAAAATTATATATTTGTTAGCTTTATTTCCTTGTTTTTTAAGCTCTTCTTTTAACACGCTGTATTGATGTAGGGTATCGATAAAAATTAAATCAAAATTATCTTCGGGAGATCCCCATTTTCTGCTATCAGCTTTTACGAAAGACAAATCTATGTTGTTTTTTTTCGCCAAACTTAAGCATAACTCTACGTCTCCCCTAGGATCGTCAATATCCACGCTTGTAATTTTTTTAGGTTTACCCATTAAAAAAGCGTATGTGCTTACGATTCCGCGAACCCCCAACTCTAAAATAGTTTCACATTTTTCTGCGTACATTTTTAATGTCGGTAAGTGTTCGTTTATATCGGAGCGTTTTTTGAGTCTAATTTCATATTGTTCTTCTAAGGTTGTACTAAGGGGTTGTTTTATAATTTCATATTCTGGAGCAACTATAGTTTCTTCCATTGAAATTTTTACAAACTCTCGACTCCTAGCCTTATATACGTCTTCGGATTGAGGTTTTTTTTCTTCGCTCATATCATAGCAGTCCCATCCTTTTAAGACTAAGGATCGCTTCCTTAAGACCTGTTCAAAGTATCTATAAATATCGGTATCTAAAAAGATTGGGGGTCTATTTATTTTCTTTCCCATATTAAAGGGTTCACATGTATTAATTTTTATGTTTTTATTTAAAACATCATCTACAAACTTTAACCAATCCTGTCTAAGGGCTATAGAGCAATTTAACCCATTAATGAATGTCCTAGTATAGCTTTTTTTCTCGTCGTATATAATTCCTGACCACAGGTGAGATTTATCATTTTTTCTTCGTAATGTACTTTTCCCTAAATGTAAACACTTTTGGCTTACTATGCCCGCTCCCTCTATTAGCTCAAGCTGTCTCATTATCGAGTCTGGGTAAATAATTAAATCTCCGTCTGTAATTAAAACATATTTTTCCTTTATAAGAGGAAGGAAATAATCAGCCGCAAACAGTTGCGCGTAAACAGTGTTTTCTTTGAAACGTATATATCCTTTTACGTTTTTATTCGAAAGCACAACCTTTTCAATTTCTTTTGTTTTTGGGCTGTCATTTTCCCAAATATAAAACTCAGGATTTAGTCCTTCTATACGATTAAACGAATTTAAACATCTTTCTGTTATGTCGGCGTGGTTCCAACAGCTTATTATCATGGGTATAGTCTTTTGCATGTTAGTGTAAATATGCTTCGTTAAAAATGATAACAGCCAAATATACTATAATAGAATTATTAACAGTAAATTCTACGGATTTTTCTATCACATTGCTTCCCCCTTCTTTTAGCTTGCTATGATCACTCATAGTGCCTAACCGTAAGATATACCCTACAAACATTAATGAGCTTACAAAAAGGACACTTATTGCATATATTAAATTCCCTGTCACCAACCATGTTATCACTCCACAATACGGAGCTATTAATGTGACATCACTTATAGTATCTAAATATCCCCCTAGTTTACTCGTCTTGTTGTATCTCCTTGCTACCGCTCCATCTAGACAGTCACAAAAGAACTTGATTACTAAAAACAGGCTAGCTAAGTGAATGTACCCTTTTAACAAAAAAGATATAATTAAAACATTGGAGGCCATACCCACTACCGTTATAAAATTCGGATGGATTTTTTTAAATGGGGACAACATCCATTCTCTATTAACTATGTCATCGTCTAATCTCATTGGGTGAGTTTTGTTGTTACGGCGTTGTTTTCTATTTTTTGAGCATAGCTCTTTCCTTTTTCCAATTTTTTAGACCAAGTATCTCCGTAAAACCATTCTAGCATAGCTATAGGATCGTTAGGAATTTTTGATGTACAATTTTTAAAAGTTGCTTCAGCCAAGGGGAATATATATCTTTTA